TGCAAAACGCCGCAAGTCGTTTTGTGCCCGTTCTGCAGGTCAGATGAAGAAGTTTCCCAAAGCAGCAAAAGACCCGAACAGCCGTTTGAGACAGGCTCGGAAGAGGTGGAAATGCTAACTGCATTGATTGGCCCTATCTCGCAACTTGCGGGTACGTGGCTCGAAGGAAAGGTTGAAAAGACCAAAGCCGAAACCGGTGCGAAGGTTGCCAAAGCAAAAGCCGAAGCAACCATCATGGAAAAGAAAGCTACCGGTGAAATCGACTGGGACTTGGAAGCTATCAAGGGAAGCCAATCCTCGTGGAAAGACGAGTGGTTGGTTATTTTGTTTTCGGTACCCTTGATTCTTGCGTTCATCCCCGGAATGGAAGGTGTCGTAGCTAACGGCTTTGCACAGCTAGATGCGATGCCCGAATGGTATCAGTATTCGCTCGGTGTAATCGTTGCCGCATCCTTTGGCGTTCGTAGCGCAACTAAGTTCTTTGGAAAGAAATAACTATGGCAGAGATGACCTTCGAACGCATTGCGCAGTGGAAGCTTCTTCCCCGCTTTATGATGTTGATAATGACTCTGATGTCGTGGCGTTGTGCAGAGTGGTTTATGAACTTGGACGCCCCAACAGCTTCACAGTCCGCCTTTGTGAGCGTTGTGATGGGTGCTATGACCGGTGCGTTTGGCATCTGGATGGGCGGAGAGAATAAAAAATGAAATATAACACATCGCATTTTCTCGACAAGCTGATTGCACACGAGGGCATGGTCCTCACTGTGTATCAGGACACTCTCGGCATCGACACTATTGGTATCGGGCGCAATTTAAAAGACCGAGGGATCAGTAAAGAAGAACTCGATTACATGGACATTCCGTCGATGGCTATTGTGTACGAACACGGTATCACGGAAGCGGATGCACGTTATCTTGCCATGAACGACATCAAGATCGTAGAGGACGAACTGTGCCGCGTACATCCGTGCGTCAACGACCTCGACGCGGTACGTCAGCTAATCTTGATGGACATGGCCTTCAATATGGGTGTGCCACGCCTCTGTAAATTCAAAAACATGTGGAGTGCGATACACGAACAGAAGTTCGACATCGCAGCCGCAGAGATGCTCGACTCCCGTTGGGCGACACAGGTAGGTTCGCGGGCTGTTAAGCTTTCGGACGCAATGAAGAAGGGAGAGTTTTGATGCCTTTAACGGATAAAGGCAAAAAGATCATGTCTTCAATGAAACGTACCTACGGGGGCCGTAAGGGTGAGCAAGTCTTCTACGCAACACGCAACGCCGGAAAGATTGAAGGCGTGGAGAAAGAACAAGAACTCAAGAAGGGTGGCCGGGTTAGAAAAGCTAGCAAATCGTCGAAGCCTAAAGCGAAGAGCAAGAGTCGAGTTAATGAAGCTGGCAACTACACTAAGCCCGGAATGAGAAAGCGTCTGTTCGAACGTATCAAGGCGGGTTCGAAGGGCGGCAAGCCGGGGCAGTGGTCAGCACGTAAAGCCCAGATGCTAGCACAACAGTATAAAAAAGCAGGAGGCGGTTACCGCGACTAGCAATGATGCACGTCTTTCTCCTGTTTGTTTTCTTGGGAACGGGAGAAGACAAGCGAAGAGTCAGCAACGACATGTATTTTCGCGACCTAAATGAATGCGTGTGGTACGCACAAAAACTCCACAAACAAGGAAACGAGGTTACGGCGTACTGCCTACCCAAACTGGTCGATAAAGATACGAAGGTGTACTGAGATGCTTGCTGAACTCGCTGCTGCCAATGCTGCATTCGCCGTAATCAAGACCGCTGTTCAGAACGGCAAGGATATTGCTGCTGCCGGTAGCGCGATTGCAAGCTTCGTCGGGGCCAAAGAAGACCTACAGAAAAAGGCACAAAAGAAGGGCAACGGCTCCGACCTCGAAGAGTTTATGGCCCTCGAACAGATTCGAGAGCAAGAAGAGCAGCTAAAGACTATCATGATTTACGCGGGTCGTCCGGGTTTGTGGGGCGACTGGCAAAAGTTTCAGGCCAAAGCACGGGTTGCACGACGGGAAGCCGAAGAAGAAGCGGCCCGCAAGCGTAAGCAGATGTTAGACATAGCTATCGTCACATTGTTTTTTGTCGTAGGTTTGGCGGTTCTTGGCTGTGTCGTTGCTCTCGCTCTCCACGCACAGGGACGCCTCTAGTTTTTTTCTTGTAAACTCTAGGTAACTGTGCTATAATAGGGTTATTTACGGAGAGTCGCATGGACCGCATGATAATCGAAGCCCTCAAGCACAAGTACGAATCTCTCAAGGTGTCTGCACGGGAGACGTTCAAAACCTCCGACATCATGGAAGATATCGATGATGCCCTGCACAAGTGGTCCGTAGCAGACCGCAAGTTACAAGAGATACAACTCATAGAGTGGGAACTCGAAGATTATGGCGAAGAAGAAGAGCCAACGCTCTTTGACAGCGTGGACTAAGCAAAAGTGGCGCACACGCAGTGGCAAGCCGTCCACACAGGGTCCAAAAGCAACCGGGGAGCGATATCTACCGGAAAAGGCCATTAAGGCACTCTCCGCGAAAGAATACGCTGCTACGACTCGCGCAAAGCGTAAAGCCACGAAGGCCGGTAAACAGGTTTCGAAGCAGCCCAAGAAGATAGCGAAGAAGACTCGCTCGTACAGGAAGGTACGCTGATGCCTATAGTTGATCGCGCTTCTAAATACTATACGGAATCTGTTTCGCTAACAACAACTGCGGATACGGATGTTTACACGGTACCCGCGAACTTTTCTTCTCACGTCGAACATTTCTTTATTAGCAACAACAACAGCAGTAACGTAAGCTATACACTGAAGTTTTATCACTCTGATGATGATACAACCCATACTATTCTCGATACCCACGCTGTTGCAGGAAAAGGTATGGAATCCGTATTTACTGTGGATAAGCCGTTGTATCTTCACACGGGCGACAAGCTAATTGTGGCAGCAGGAACTGCTAATGAATTAGTTGCTACGGTAAGCGTCGAAGAGTTTTTCGACCCAAACAAGACATAAGGGAGTAAACTATGTCTGCAAAATCTAACTACTTGGAGAAGGCGGTCTTGGACCACGTGTTAGGTACGTCGGCAATGACTTCCCCGACTGTCTATCTTTCACTCTACACGACCAACCCTGCAGAAGACGACAGCGGCACGGAGCTTTCTGGCAACGGATACGCTCGTCAGGCTGTGTCGTTTAACGCTGCTTCTAGTGGCGCGGGTTCTGCGACAGGCCCGACAGTTGCAAAAGACTTTACAGCATCGGGGGGTAACTGGGGAACCGTAACCCACTTCGGGTTGCACGATGGTTCAACTGCGGGCGGGTCTCCTGATAATCTACTTTATTACGGCGAACTATCAGAAGACAAGCTTATTGAGGACGGCGACACCCTTCGTTTTGCCGCAGATAGCATCACTATTACTGAGGCTTAAACTGTGGCCCTCGTTGTTGCTGATCGCGTAAAAGAAACGACTACGACCACCGGAACTGGCACGTACACACTTGCTGGTGCCGAGACTGGGTTCGAGTCGTTTTCTGCTGTCGGGGATGGCAATACGACGTACTACTGTTGTACGGACGGCACGGACTTTGAGGTGGGCATCGGTACGTACACCGCTTCGGGTACGACCCTTGCGCGTACGACAATCTTACAGTCGAGCAACAGCGATGCGGCAGTCAATTGGTCGGCAGGTTCGCGGGACATTTTTGTCACGCAGCCAGCAGAGAAGGCGGTGTTCCTCGATGGGAGTGGGAACATCTCCATTCCCGGCACGATTGATGGCCGCGACCTTGCTACAGATGGTACAAAACTCGACGGCATCGAGGCATCTGCTGATGTAACCGATACTGCCAACGTCACTGCTGCTGGCGCACTCATGGACAGTGAGGTTACTAACCTCGCACAGGTAAAGGCATTCGATTCATCTGACTACGCCACTGCGGCGCAGGGGTCTACCGCAGACTCCGCTATGCAGAATTTGTCTGACGACACCACCCCGCAGCTTGGCGGAACTCTCGACGCACAGGGTAATAACATCACAGAAGTGGAACAAATCGGTGTGCGAGACCGTATTTTCCACGACGATGATACCAACACCTACTTGGAGTTTAACTCTACGGACCAGTTTCGGATCGTCACAGGCAACGTAAACAAGTTCCAATGTCTTCCTACAGAAGTCGTTTTCAACGAGAGTGGATATTCTTTTGTGAGCTTTCGCGTAGAAAGCGACAACAACACTCATATGATTTTTGTTGACGCGGGGAACAACCGTGTTGGCATTGCTAACAGCACCCCTGCCAGCGCACTTGATGTGACAGGAAGCATCACCGTATCTGGCACAGTTGATGGCCGTGATCTTGCTACTGACGGCACAAAACTCGACGGCATAGAGGCGTCCGCTGATGTAACCGACACCGCCAATGTCACCGCCGCTGGTGCGTTGATGGACAGTGAGGTGACAAACCTTGCTGACGTGAAGTCATTCGACCCCGCTGATTACGCTACTGCGGCGCAGGGAACTACTGCTGACTCTGCTATGCAGGATTTGGTTGACGACACCACCCCCCAGCTTGGAGGCGACCTCGACACCAACGGAAACGACATTAACTTTCCAGATAGTGCAAACGCCACGTTTGGCGATGATGCCGACTTGGTTATGTTCCACTCTGGTACGGCGAGTGTAATCAGGGACACGGCGGCAACTGCTGCAAGACCTTTATACCTGCAAAGTAATGAAACTACGCACGGCGTAATTATCACTAAAGTAAACGCCACTGAAAAGATGGCGAGGTTCATTCCTGACGGCGCGTGTGAACTTTATCACAATGACAGTAAGAAGTTGGAGACAACCGCTACCGGCGTAACCGTCACCGGTCTTCTTTCCGCAACCACCAAGTCCTTTGACATTCCCCACCCCACCCAAGACGGTATGCGTCTGCGCTACGGCTCTTTGGAGGGACCGGAGAACGGCGTCTATGTTCGTGGTAGACTGACTGGCTCGTCCGTAATCGAACTACCAGAGTATTGGGCAGGGCTGGTTGATGAGGACAGCATCACCGTACAGCTTACCGCGATTGGCAAGTCGCAAGACCTGTGGGTCGAAGAGGTGAGCTTGCAAGAAGTGAAGATTTGTTCACGAAACGTGGACTGTTTCTACATGGTCATGGCAGAGCGTATCGACGTTGCCAAGCTAGAGGTTGAATATGCGAATCAAGTTTGAGATTGCGGCTGACGACACGCCTACCGTTCTGGACAGCGAGGCTGATGCAGAGACCGTTGAGGTTGAGCGTGACGGTGACAGGCTGATTGTTCATGTCGTAGCAGATATTCCACTGGAGCAAGACATTGGCGACGTACACGAGTAGTCAAAGCGGCAACTTCAGCGCCTCTGCAACGTGGGGTGGCTCCGGTCCACCGGCTGACGGTGATGCGTTCAACGTATCGTCCGGCCATACAGTCACCATCGACAGCGGCATCACTCAGCCCACTAATGGCTACCATGACAGCTACGTCTATGGCGTCCTGAAAAACGATACATCTGCGAACACCGAGCTTCGCATGAACGGGCGGCTTTACATCAAGGGCGGTGGTCTGTTACACATCAATGACAATAATGGCGCATGTACCTTCGACATGAAGATTAAGGGTACTTCTGGTGAAGCCCACGGCCTCTGGCATGAGAATGAAGATGAGGCCAGCCTTATCCTTGAGGGTGCGGACGGGATGCCATCTACAACACTGGCATCTGCCCCTACTGAAAATGCCACCAGCCTGTCGTTTACGGATGCGTCTGATTTCGCAGTCGGGGAATGGTTCGCGGTCTTTGACAACAGCACCGCGCAGACTAGCGGCACCAACAACGCAACGTCTATGCGGGATGAAGGCTTTGTCGTCCACGACATTTCCTCAAACACAGTCTACTTCCGTCATTTCGTGGGACCAGATGATGTTACGGTTTCGAGCTATTCTGGCTCAACCCTTACGGTGAGCAACGCCAAGAAGTTTCGTAAGGGTCAGTATGTCATTGTCGGCACGGGGTCTAACAGGACCACAGGTAAGATTACGGATATTAATTACGCCTTAAACGAAATTACTTTGAGTGTTAGCATTACTGGTAACCCGACTGGCGCAACGGTCTACCTTACGGGTACGGAAAAGCCCCACGCATCCGGTGACAAGGTTCGCAAGGTTGCTACCGTGACCACCACAGCTAGTGGCACAGGCACGACAATTACTGTTGCTGACGCTACTCAGTTCTCGGCTGGCGACATCATTTGGATTGCATCACCGTGGGAAAGTGCAATTGCTTACTACAACGATTATTCATCTTACCTGCACACTGTATCGAGCGTAAGTGGCAATAGCATCACATTAAGTTCTGCCCCGCCTTACAGTGTTCTCAGTGGAGTTTACGTAACCCGCGTGAGCCGCAACATCACCATCGGCGGCGCAAGTACCGACGACCATGTCTATTACTACTCTGAGAGCTACACCTCGAATTACAA